AGCCAGTAACATTCGCCACACGTTAAATCCTATGCGATGCGAATGATCGCGTTGGATGCGTCAGCGGTTGGAAACTGTATGGTGAAATCGCCAGCGGTTGATGTTTTATCACCACCAAAATCAAGCGCACAAACTGCTGGGTCACCAGAAGCAGAATCATTAAAGATCAAACACCCGCGTGCGGTCACTGTTGCATTTGAAAATGTGAGGTCTGCAAAATCTGTGAAAGCCGTAGTGCCTGATGTGGTTGGATCTACACGAGTCAAAGAAGCGCCTTTGGCAGTATAATTAGTGCCTGATACTTCGTTTGAAGTCGTGTAAGCAGTTGTGCCCGCGCCCAAGCTTGCAGAGCTTGTATATAGCGCAAGATTAAAAGTGCTGCCTCCAGAGTTCTTAAAATTATGAACTGCTTCCATCAGTTCTTGTTTAAAGCTAGTGCATAGAGCCGTCGTGATAGCCATTAGAGCCTCCTAATTATTTCAGCCATGTCGCCATGGCCTTGTCGGTTTAATTCGTTAATGAGCGTAGTTCTGTCGCTCTTAATCGCCTCTCTCATATAGTATGAAATTAATTTCAACACAGCATCTTTAAATGCTACAGCTTGTTGAGCTATGACTGGGTGAGACTCCTCTCCAACACTGACGATCCTGTCTGATAATGTTTTTGCCCAGAAATCAACGTCATGCCCTTTAAACTCTGTAGTCGCTACAGATACCGTCCCTATGTCTGCTTTTTGTTCTCTAAAAAACGTATTCATGATCTATTGATGTCGTATCTTGCTTCATCTCTAGCGCCGTAGCCTTCGCCTAGTTTCTTCAAAGCAGCCACAGCAGCTATGAATCTTTGCTCGTACTGAGCAACTTCTTCGGGCACTTTCAAAAACGTTGCCGCTTCAACCAAGGTGCCATAAAGCAAAGCATCTGGCGCATTGGTGGATAACCATGTTGTGCCGCTTTCTGCTCCAGCAGTCAAAGAATCAGGTCGATACTTGTAATGCAGTTCAAATGTATACGTTGAATCTGGCGTTGGCCCCAATATAAACGTGGTGTCATCGAACAGCGCGTAGTACTTAGGCGTGCCAGTGGTTGCTGGATTAGGCGTGTAATCTCTGATGAACGAAACATGTTTAAACAGCAAGTAGATGTAATCGCTGCTAGATATAACTGCCAAACTATATGGCGCTAAGAAATCTGTAGGCGTAGACAAGTATGTATTGCTTGCTGCAGCCGTGCCCGTAACGTTCTTTCTGAACACAGGAAGCTCTACGTTTTTCAGTATGCGTTCTTCGGCTTCTTTTATAAACGTAGGAAGATCAGCAACAAACGTCGTTTCTGCTGTTTCACAGTAATCCTGAACCGTAGACTTCAAAGTAGCTAATGTAAAACTCATGATATAACCACCGTCACTGTACCCACCTCACCTGTTGCAGCTTCTTGGTCAAAAGCAAATCCAATACTATCACCAGTGGTGGTCATCATTTGATTAGCGTCAATTGTTCTTACAACTCCAGATCCTGCAACACTGCTTGCTGGAACGTCTGGTCGAGGATGCCTTAACGCTTGAGGATCGGCTCTATGTCTTACAGGTTCTAGTTGAGGATGCTTAGGCTCAAAGCATTCAGAACACACTCTAAACCCTGTCCACTCCTTCTGTAACTGAGTGTACTTGTATCTAAAGCCGCATCGATCACATATGGCTATTGAATGCTTGCCAGATGCAAAAGACATTACGCTCGCCTATAAGAACTAAGACCAGGGGCTATGTTAAGGGAAGCTCGACTTTCATCTTGATCTGCCGCTCTAGCAAACTCTTCTTCATAAAACGCTTTTAGCATTTGCACACGATCAGGCGCTTTCTTCAAAGCTATGTAGTAAGACAATCCTGCAGCCAAACAAGGATAAAACCGAAACGGCATATCTACTGTATTCAGCGAAGCATCAGCGTCTTCAATCCTCACCAATCTGTTGATAAGAACTTGATCTGTCGAGTTTTCTGAAGCAGGCCATATATAGAGTCGAGGCGTAATCTGCTTATCAAGAAACCATTGAGTTGGCCGGGCTTGAGTATCTTTGTTTGGAATATTCCAATACTCGGCTCTTCCAATTTGGTTCATTTGAATATCATTGGTTTCACTGTTCTCAGTTCTGCGCAACACAACATCAAGAACGTCAATCGTTGATGACGTTAGATCAAGAAACTGATCACCTTGAGAAAGCGTTGTCGTAGAGTTTGTAACAGTCCATTGATTCAAACCCCTGTTCGCCCAATCAGCAAACAAAAGATTCAAAGATCGCCTAGCAGTTACAGCATCATAAGAGGTGCGCAGCTCAAGTCCGCACCTCTCAAATGCTTCTTCGATGTATTCCGCTACATCTGGCTCAAAGTCTCTACTTCCAGAAGTTGCCACTAGAAACTCTTCAATACTTCCAAGATAACGGTATAGGTATCACCGCTGCTTGCACCAATAGTCGTGAACTTTACGTCGCCTGTTTTACCAGACCCAGCATCATTCGGTATGGCAGAAAAACTTGAGTAATCATGCATACCGTTTGAGTCTGGAGATAACGCAATAATCAAAGTATCGGTAGTGGCGTCGTTAAGAAGCTCTACACCCATACCCACACACTGCCACCATATCTTAGATATGGCGACTTCTGTGCATGCGTCACCGCGACTATTAGCCTGAAGAGCACTTACATCAATTTTGGTAACTGCGCTTTCGCCAGTTCCGTCACTAATGTTCGTAAACTTTAAGACAGCTTTTCTATTGTCATCCTGAATTGTTTGAGATGTGACTGTATCAGCCATAGTTATCTCCTATTAGGACGCTACGTCATAACCTGTGATTTCAATCAGGAAGCGACCAGCTGTGTAAGTTGCATCACCCGTGCCTTGGCTAACCAAGTACAAGAACTGATCGGCAGCAATGTCGCCACCAGCAACCATCGTTCCAGCAGAAGCTGCGCCAGCGTTGATGATTTGAGTCTCGGTCAAGTCGCCAATTGCAGTGTCATTTACACCAGTGCCTTCAGTTGCAGAGAACAGATCGATGTCTGTGCTTCCGCCAGCAGGTGTTTCTACGCAAGTCATAGTTACACCAAAGACAACACCTTGGTTAACGGTGGTTACCTGGCCAATGTACGCAACGCCAGATCCATCCTTACCAATTATGTCGCCAGCAGTGCCGCCGTCTTTCAAACCAGTAAGGTCAATAATGATTGTTGTTTTAACAATGTTAACGTTGGTGGATACATCGCTCATCAATCGATTTACTTGAGTGACGTATACCGCTGCGGTGCCTTCAATACCTGCACCGCCTGCAGCCTCTGCAGACATCTTGTCACCGCTAGTGACAGTAATTGCACCAGAGGTGGCATTTTTTGAAACTGTTTGGAATCCGTTTTGCGAACGGACGGGGCCGTTAAAGGTTGTATTCGCCATTTCGATCTCCTGTCGTGGCTAATGTCAGGTGCGGGATTACACCTGTCAGGGATAGTTGTTTTATACAGCAGAAAAAGAAAAGGGGCAACAAGTGCCCCTTTCTTTCAATGTTTCATGTGAAACATTAAGCGCCTTGTGATGCGAACACGCAGCGTGGATTACTAAAGCCGAAGCTATAGCGCTCACGAGCTTTGTATCGCACATTGCCTGTATCGAAATCGCCTTCCATAGAAGTCGAAATCGGGCTTCGCTCAAAGTGCTTAAACCCATCAGGGCAGTCGGTCAAGATGTAAAATGCATCTGTGTCCGTCAAGAAATGGTTGACTGCATAGCCTTGAGGCAGCAGACCCATGTTTCTGATTGAGTTGATGTCGTTATCAGCAGTCTCTACTCGTCCGGGGGTTTCCAGCAGACGATCAGCGACAAACTGAAGTTGAGGCGGAACAACAAGCTTGGTTCCTTGCAGAGCCAAGATCATGTTTCGATCATCAACAAAAGTTGAAATGCTGATCAATGCATTTTCCAAAGACGTTTCGTTCAAGTCTGCAAAAGCAGCTGGACGATTTGAGAACGTGCCGCCACCAGCCAGCGGGTGATCGGTAGCCACAAGTGACTTGCCGTCGCCGCCAGTGAAGCTTCCGCTGAACGCATTGTTCAATACGTTTGCAGCTTTCACTTGCTTGGTGTGTGCCATGCTACGAGCCAGCGCCTTTGTATAGCGCGCGCCAAGGCGGTCATACAAATTATCTTCCACCGCTT